GCTTCTGCTAGTTGTTGTACTTGTTGCATCTGTTGCATTTGCTCTTGTTGTTGTGCTGCTTGTTGTCTTTCAGCATTCAATTCAGATTGTGGTTTTAATATTTTTTGTGGAACACCTACTATGTCTGCTAAGTGTCTAACCAACTTATCCATATTGATATGATCGAATACTGGAGCAACATTTGATAAGCTACCCATAATCTCAATAGCTCTCATGATTGATTGTAACTCGCTAGACTTTTGTGCTTTAGCTAGTGGAGATACATATTCAATTTCTATATCTGTACCTGCTAAAAATTCTGGTGCAGGTCTAAATAAATTCTTTCTAAGTATTAATGCAAATGCTCTATCGATTAATGGTTTTAATAATTCAGATTGAAGTCTACCCAAAACTGGTCCAAGTAATCTCATCTTCTCTTCGTTACGTTGGATAACTTCTGTCGCTGTCATTTGTGGACCATTCTGCATCATAAGTTGATTTACATAGAAAGCATTTCTAATTGAGTTTCTTCTTTGCTCTTCCATATTTAAACCTAGTGGAGTGTTCGCACCAATGTTTAATGGTTCAATTCTATCTCTAGTTCCTGCTCTGTAAAAATTTAAACCACCTGGTACTGTTCTTACAGGTAACATAAAACCATCATCTGGAACTAACAAAGGTGGATCAACTTGTTTCTGTGCAGACTTGATTGTAGTCTTTGACATTTCATTTAGCATCTTAACGTCTGGCAAAGCTGTCATTGCTGGAGATCTACCATAGATTTCGTGTGATGCTTTTAAGTATCTTGGTACTACAAAAGGAAACTCTCTAAAACCAGATACAGATAATTCATCTCCACTATCTGCGTCTAAGTAAACAGATTCAAAAGGCATATTATCTTTGTCTTGTTTCTTTGGATCAAAGTCAGATCTAGGATATACTGCGTGAAGTATCTCTACTTCTTCGTAAGGATCTTTCTGTGCTTTCGTTGCGATGTTCATTGATACATCACCAAACTTTTGCATTACTGCTCTTGCAGATAAACTAAACTTTCTAAATACTGTATCGATTCTTCCTTTGTCATTTTCTGCAATAAAGATTTCGTTAATGTGTCTTGTAGAAAATTTTAAAATATCTTCATCATCTTCTTCAATAAACATTGCAGCAGTTCCAAATGTAATTAGATCATGATACAGTTCAAATATTTCTTGTTGGAAGTTAGACTTATTAAATGCAGAGTACATAACTTCTGTTGCATCTTCTAACCATTCTTTTGCTTCATCCTCATTCTCCATATCGTTTTGTTTGAATCTTAAAGAGAACCAAGGAGTAGATGGGTTTGTCAACATACCATGTAGTGATGCTGCTAATAGTTCTACTGATTGTAATGGTGAGCCATCAAAAATAAGTTCTGTTCTTTTATCACCTTTAGATCTTGTTTTAGTTACATCTGCTTTTCTTGGTTGCATATAATCTGCAACTTCTTGCCAATGACTTTCCCAGTTTTGTCTTTGTGCTTTTAAACGATCATATCGTTTTAATAAATTTTTTGCTTTATCTGTTTGTGCCATTATCTACCTAATAAACTTGGTTTGCCTAATGTCAAGCTACCAGTTGCACCAGTAACACCTGTCATGATTGTTGGAGATCTTCCTTTAGCTTTTACTTTTCTTTTTCTTAACAAGATTGGATCTTCAGCATCTGTTGCTGTACTCTGTGAAACTTCTGCAGTAGTTGGAGCAGTTACTGTTGGAGCTTGTACTACTTGACCACTCGAACCTGTTGCACCACCATCATTACCACTAACAGGTTGATAAGAAGCACTTGATTTAGTTTGGTATGCACTACCTTCATAATCTAATTCTTTCTGCATTTTTGATTTTTCTGCTGATTTTTTTACACCTCTAATAGCAGCTCCTAAAATTCCACCACCTTTAATAAATTCTACAACTTTATTTTTTTTCTTAGGTGGCTCATATCTTCTTTCTCCACCCCCACCAGTTGATGCACTAGGAGATCCCATTACTTACCAAATGTTAAAGAAGATTTAGTTTCAGATTTAACTTCTGTTTTTACTTCTGACTTAACTTCTTGATTAATACCTACACCAGTATCTAGGTCATCCATATTACTAATAACTTTTTTTGCAGCAGGTTTCTTTTTTGTAAATGCTTTTTTAATTTTATCTAACATATTATTCTCCTAATAAAGTTTTAAGTTTTGTTTCTTCAGATTCTTGTAGACCAAGTGGTCCAGTAAGGATTGTAGACTTTCTACCTTTTCTTTTTCTCATGATTGCATCTTGTTCAGATTTTATTTTTGCTTTCTCTTCTGCTGACAGTTCTGCTTCTGGAGCTTCTGGCAAAGGTTGCACAGGTGGTAGTGGTGGCATTTTTGGTTTGAATATTGATCCCATAATTAAATAATCCTGTAATCATTATCTGCTACACTTTGTGGAGCAGTTTGTCTAGTATTAATTTCTTGAAGACCAACAGCTAGGTAACGCATAGCATCACAAGCATGAGAACTCCAATCGTGTACAGGTTTCGATCTGAACATTCTATTTTTGTCGATGTACTTCCTATGGTAATGTCTTAACGCATCTACTAAACTTTTGCAATGGTCTGTATCTATCCAACATCTAGATAGCAGCATGGTTACTGCGTGGATACCTTCTTCTACTGGTAGCTTCGGTACTACTTTAAACCTAACTCCTAACTGATATGCTATCTCTCTTCTGGTCTTTCCATTGCCAAACTCTTGCACATCAATATCGTGTGGAGCAAAGTGATCTTTGTAGATGTAAGGTTTTTCTTCTAGCAACTGGATATAGTGTGGTAAGCCATGACCTCTCTCTTCGTGGTAATCTATTATTTGTATTGATGTTCCTTTTTGTTGAAAGAATATAATACTACTGTGGTCTGCGACACCGAGATCCCAGGCAGTTGAGACAGGCAAAGTGGGATCGTAGGGAACTCTAGCTATCTGGTTCTTATCTTCAATCTTGTTAATCTCTTCACCATATATTGCACCTTCTATGTTTGCTATCCAATCACACTCAAACTCTTGCATATACTTCTTCTCACCCATAACTTCTTTTGCTTTCTCTAATTCTTCTGGGTCTACAATCTTAGTATCACTTGCTTTAGCTTTGTAGTTAAACCAATCTTCTGCACCATTTGCGTGTTGGTATAGATCATAGAAGTTGTTGTTCATTCCAGCAGGTGTACCAATGAAGACACAATAACCTTTACGATCTGATAGAGCTGGTCTAATTATTTCTGCAAAGAGTTTACCATCAATGTTAGCGTATTCATCTATGACACATCCATCTAGGTATATACCTCTTAATCCATCTGAGTTTTCTGCTCCAAGTAATGTTATTCTTGAACCATTGGGTAAATCAACTCTTAGTTCTGTTTCGTTAAACTTAGTGTTTGGTATCTTTGCTGTGAACTGCTTCATGTAATCCCACGCAATACTTTTGGCTTGTTTGAATGTGGGAGCTATGTATGCAAATCTAGGATTCTTCAACTTGCTCATTAATGCTGATCTAATCAAATGATTTATCATACATACTGTTTTGCCAAACCTTCTGTGGCACACGAGAACACTCCATCTGTATCTATTTATCTGTTGATGTAAATAAGATTGATGTTTTCTCGGAGTATAAGGTATTTTAATATTCATTAGTGTATCATCTTTGATCTTTCAATACTGCTTAATGGATTATAGTCTACACCTAGTGTCATCATTACATAATCAGTAAACAGCTCTGCTGCTTTCGCATTAGGTAAACCAACAAATCTAATAATAACATTATTTGTTTTCTTATCTATATAAGCAATACAATCTAAATCTTCGGTATTAAGATAATCCATATACTACATCTAGCTAATTTAGAATCGTTTTAAAGTAAAAAATAAAATATTGCATAAGGTTGAATAAATAGGTGCAGGGTTGTTTGTGGGGGTATGTGTCTGTGTGTCTGTTAATAAATCCCATGTATATATATATAATAAAACGACACCACAATCTGGGGGGTAGGGGGTATCGCGTTCTATAAATATAGTCAAAACTACAACAAATATTGGTAACGATAACTAAAAGGTTATCATTACTAAAATAAAAAACCTTTAAATAAATAGGTCAACAATACTTACCTATCCGATACTTATGACGTGGGTGGGAAGTTGACGTGTCAATGTAAGAATAGGATCATTTAACTATCTTTAACTATCTTTAATTTTCTTTAAACTTCTCCAAACATTAAAACTATTCTAATCTATATATGCGTCAATATGTCAACTTACATTAATTAACCAATATATTAAATTAAACGAAACAAACAAAACAAAGGAAACAAAAATGACTAAATTTAAAACTTTAATAAACTTTAAAGATGGTACTTCAATGTACTATAGAGATCACAAAGAAGCTTTTGAAAATGCTAAATCAAAAGGTTTAAATGATCCACAAAATTATATGTATATGTATTCAAAAGATAACAAAGATTATTTTAAGAATATTGATTATAGAAATTATATTAACTTTAATCAGTAATAATATGATCTATAAAATATTATTCTTTGTATTTACTACAACCTTTTTAACTTCTTTGATGCTTTATATCTTGCATTTATGGAGCATCTAGGGGTGCGACAAATATATACAAGACAAACAAATCAAGTTAAATTATAACAATAGAAAACAACTAACAAAGGGAAAACAATGAAAACACAAATAGACCAAAAAAGCCTATACACTCAAACAATAGGAAACAATCAAGTATTTTATAGCTACAATACAACAGTAGCAATTAAAACGCCTGTTGATACTTATGTTTGCGAAAATGTATGGTCAGTAACCACAGCGAAACACTTAAACAGAATAGAAGAATTAACAGGAAGCAACAGGGAATATCGTATGAGATATAAAGATTTTGTTAATCTTCTTGAGAATAAAAACATAGACAGAAAATATATATAATAGAAAGGATAAAATAAAATGAAATATCAAGATCAATATAATGATTGGTTAGATGAACTTTATGACACAGGAATTTGGAATTTTTCTAAACTCTTAGAGGATAGCGATCCGATTGCTTATAATGTAGGTTATGATGATTATCTTGACGCAAACGATTTAAACGAAGATGAAGAAGATGAGGAAGATGAGGAAGATGAATTGGCAAGATAAGATTATTAAAAAAGTTAATGAACGAGCCAAAAAAGAGGGTGTGAGGTGCGACTGTTCGCACCCTTTTTTTCATAGAATAATTGCAATACAAAGTAGTAAAGAAAAAACAATAACAAGACATAAACAAAAACAGAAAGCGAGTAAATAATATGACAAATAAAAACTTTGAATTAGCGTGTGAATTAGCTGATGATTTATATTTCAAATTCATAGACAATTTAAGTGATGATATAGCTAGTGAATTTGTAATTGCTGATGAAGATAATATAGGTAGCACAAAAAACACCGAGAAAGGTAGCAATTTATATTGGGAACTAGAAAGCACAATCAAAAACGCATTAGATAAACAAACAGAAAGTGAGGGAAAATAACATGAATAAATATAAAGTATCTTTGTCAGTTGACAAAAATTGGATTGATAGATTTGATTTAACATTTGAAGCAGATAGTGAGTACGAAGCCGAAAGTATGGCTATGATTGAAGTTAAACAAAATTTATCTGATTATATAACTGCGTATGCAGATGATGAAAGCGAGGAATAAATGACACATAAATATATAGTTTGGATTGGTAGTATTGATGAGTATTTTACAAATTATACTGATGCAAAAAAATGTTATGATTATTGGAAACAAAAAAAATATGATGATGTTAAAATAGAAAAAATAGAAAGCGAGAAATAAATGAAAGAATATATAAATTTAGATTTTGTAAAACCAAATAAAGATTGCAACAGTTGTGATAATATAACAGACAATGAATTTGTTTGTTTTCCTTGTGAAGATTTTCAAGTTAGACAAAAATATTCAAAAGCAATTTATGACACAGATGTAATTCCACCAGAATGGTACATAGAAAGCGAGGAATAACATGGTACAATTAACACCAGATCATTTTGAATTGATCGACAGAAACAAAGCCAAAGCATACGAGGATAGAAAGGAAATGAGAAACGAACTAATAAATTTTATAGAAAAATGCGACACATTGCAACTATCAAAATTGTATGATGAGTATAAAAGAAATAAAAAATAGAAAGGAAAATAATATGCAAGATTATAAAATAAAACAAGATAAGTACAAAAAATCTGTTGAAGTATTACATGAATTGATTGAAAGAAAAAGAGATCAAATTTATGACAATAAAGATAATCAAATTTATAAACAACAATTAGAAAGTTTAAGATCAAGCATAGAATTAATTGAGGAAGATATGCCTTATCTTAATCCAAATTATTAATGAATAAACAATTACAACAACAAAATTTGAGAGCAGAAATAAAAGAACTATACGATACTCTCAAAGAACAAAATGGTCTAGCTTGGAAACAAATAGTTAGAGATTATAACAACAAACAAATGGAGAAAAAAAATGACAATAAACAATTACGATACAGTAATAAAGTTAGCTGATAAAGGAGAAGTCTTTGAGTATCATGTGGGGTACTTACCACGAGATAGGTTCTACGATAATCATGTTCGAGATAAAGCAAACTTGCTTAGAAGATTAGCAGAGAGTGATGTTGTGGAATTATACCAAAAAAGATTGACATATGGGAACATTAATCATGATCCTAAATTTCAATACCTAGCAAGAAAAATATAGAAAGGAAAACAAATGATAACATACGACAAAGTAAAAATACATTCAGTAAGAACTGATGATACTTACTATGATAGCAAAAAGAAAAAGCATATCAAATATGCTAAACCAAAAGTAACAAAGAAACTTTTATTTGAAGATAATTGTTATGATCTTGGAGAACTGTATATGCAGATTAAAAACTGTCATGAGAGAGATCCATATCATAAGATAGAAGTAACTTTTAATTCTAGTTTAGAATACTAATCTTTATTATCAGAGGGTATATCAGTTATATCCTCTGATACATCAATCATATCATCTTGATTGTCTTCCCAGCTAATAGTCATTTCAGTTTTTTGATCTACCTTTTGAACCTTATTATCAGAATATAAATCAGTAATCTTTCCTGCAACCCATTGAATGAACCGAGTTTTTTCCCTCACCCAAAGCACCTCGTTGGGTGATTCTATTTCTTGATAAGAAAATACTTGCATTAATTTATCAATTAAAGTTTGGATACCTAGCTTTCTAGCTTCAGTAATCTTAGCTTCTAACTCTGGATTTTTTCTCAAGTAAGCGTAGAACTTCATCAAGCTGAACGGATACTGTTTGTTTTGAAGTATCTCGGTAAGCGTATTTCCGTCTACCAATTTTTCTTGTATGGTAAATAGATCTTTCTCTGTTATCAATTCTTGGTTTGGTTTTGGTGTAATAGTATTCTTTGATTTGCTCATCAGTATAGTTCCTAAATTGTATTAGTTTTGATAGTTGTTTTATTCTTGTTTCATCTGTGTAATTAGCTTTGTTAAACTTATCATAGTTTTGATAGCCATGATATTTACATTTGAATAACTTACCACCAGATAGTGGATAACCTTTCATTCTACAAGGTATTTTCTTTCCCTCTCTTAACCCAGCACGAGTGAAGCCTTGGCAAAATACCTTTCTCATTGGTCGACCCGTCATTATTTATTTTCCCATGGTTTAATCCCATTGCGTTTATTGTATTCAACTTTCTCTCTGTATCTTGGGTTAGCTTGTTTCTTTATTCTGGACAATGCCGATAGAATTTTATCCCCACTAACATAAGTTGCTTTACTCTCTCTCTCATTATCTTCCTTTCTTTGAATGGCTAACTTACAGAGATAGACATTAGTTTTATCTTCTTTTAATTCGTTGATAGGGAGCTTAGATAATTCATCTAATATCTTCTCCCTATCCCCTGCAAAACTCTTAACTATTTTACCTATGTTATAATGTATATTGTCTTCTACTAATGTAGCTAATGTTTGGCTATCTGACGCTAAATGTTTAGCTATCTTAGGGGTTGAGATAGCTAATGTTTGGCTATCATAAGTCTTCTCAGCTTTCAAAAATGTATCATTAACAATATAAGTTTTACCAGATCGACCTCTAATATCTGATATGATATTTAATTTAACTAACTTAGATATTGCAGTTTTAATTGTGGCTCTACATAAACCAGTATCTTTAGCAATAGTTTCGTGTCTCAACTGTGCCTTGTATCCATTTTTCTTCCAAGCATATTTCATTATAGATAAGAATACATTTAAGCAGGTAGATTTTTCTTCCCCATTTAAAATATTTAAGTGATGATACAGCTTATAAGTTACATGGAGAAAACCCCTAGTTGTTACGTTCATTATTTATCCTTTCGTTTGGTTGATTTACATTTTAATTTGTGGTGGTCATGCAAGGATCTCAATATTATAACCCATTGATCCTCACTCATTAGTCTAAACTCTGTCTTAGAGCTACGTATACGCTTGATCCTAAAGGTTAGGCTACTCGGTGTCAGTTCCTTATAGAATACTAAAAAGCAGGGTATATTTAGGCGTTCAGCGATGATCTTTGAGAGGGTTGTAGACTTAAATTGTTGACCTTTATCATAACAAGTCTCGATGATAGCTAAAGGCTCATAACAATACTGACAACACTCAACACTATCAATATCTATATAAGCAATTTTATCATATTTCCTATGAAAATCTGAATATAAACCATTACTGAAAGCATACACATCTCTAGCCATTTATAACCTCATTTTTTTTAGGGTAATTTAATAAAGGATATTTTAAATTATTTAAAAAATATTTTTTATCTTTTTTATTACCAACTAAATAAACATATCTATGCTTAGAACTTCTAAAAATTCTTTTTGTTTTATCTCCTAAATGGTGTCTTGGATGTTTACCATTTTTACTTGCCATATCTGTTCTAGGTTTACTCGTTCCTGTAAAGTAAAAGTTAGTTGCTTGATATATAAAACCTACATGATTTTGATTTGTATCAGCATAAGAAACAACTATCTTTGGTTTAGGTAAAAGTTGTAAAGATTTTCCAACTAACATTGATGCTTCATTTTTTTTATTATATTTTAAAACTAATCTATTCAATTCAATTACAAAAGATTTATTTTCTAATCCAGCAATCCCCTTGCATAAACTGGGAGAAGCAGGAGAACCATAACTAACTATACCAACTAATTCATTATTTAAAAATAAACCATAAGCATAAGATATACTAGGCATACGCTTGGCATAATGTATATTTAAAATAAAAGGTTTAGTATCATTATAATTAATTTTTTTTACTTCATATACCATTATTTTTTAATATCCTTATCTCGTTTTCTTTCTCTTCAATCTCTTTCTCAAGTGCAAAAATTATATCAGCTTGTTTCTTAATATATTTCTTTGCTCGTTTTAATTCTAACTTGCAATCAGTTTCATCAAAGATTCCAGAGTATGTCATTTCTCGTATATAATTTTCTTAACTACTGATCTAGGATATGCAGTTATATTTCCAACAGATAGTTTATCTTCATCATAAGAATAAGAAGTAAAGATCTTAACTACTTTAGAATCTTTATAATATAGATAACCAATATCCTCACACCAAGAATAGCTGAACTTATCAACATCAGCTAGATCATCATACCATTGGCTCGAGCTGCATATGTCAACCCAAATTACACGCACCTTTTTATATGGTAGTTTTTTCTTAGTCATTTTCTCTCCGTTATACAATTATAATTATCCGTTGACAACCCATTAAAATCATTGTAATCGTTACAAAAAAAACAGAAAGAAAAAAAATGGAAAACGATAAAATAAAAAAAGCTGAAGATTCCTTCTTACTTCGTCAGAAGAAAGCATTCTCAATATTTAATGGTGGCGAAGGATTAGATCATTGGTCTTATTCATCAACATCAACACCTTTTGCAAAAAATTTATTAGGTTATACTTTCCCTCAAGAAGTTAGAAGGAAGTTTCCATTTAGATACAAAGCAAACTTTGGTAACTTAGTTAATAATGTGGTGCAGAAACAGATCGCAGATGTAATTTATAAATCTAAAACAATTAAAGAAACAGAATGGGATAAAGATTATAAAGTTTGTTTCGATCAAGAAAAAGAAAACATAAATGCAAACCCACCTGTTGACGCAAAGGATAAGTTCGGTAGAGAAGCGATGATTAAGTTTGCCGAAGATTGTATTCCAATCACAAAGAAAGTTGTGCAAGATATTATTGGTAAGGATAAATTAGTTTGTGAAAGATATGTAGAACTAAAAGAGTTTGACATGATCAAGCCTGTCATTGGTCGTATCGATTATGAAACTAAAACAAAATTTATAGAATTAAAAACTAAGCCACCTAATTTAAGAAAGGTTAAAGGCAAAGAAGAGTGGAAGATGATCACTCAAGATCTACCTTCGGAGCCTACGATTGAGAACCTTACACAGACTTCGTTCTACTACATGGCAACAAAGAAGATACCTCACTTGGTATATGTTAATGATAAAGATTATATCATCTTTGATAAGAGCCATGAGTTAATGAAGGCAGATCATTTGCAACATCTTTACAATATCATGATAGATAAAATTCTAACATGGGAGAAGATGATTATGTTTTGTGAGGGTAACATCAATAGATTAGCTAACATGATGGAGCCACCAGATCTTAATCATTTCTTTTACTATAAAGATTTAGCAGATGAACAAGTACAATTAATCAATAAACTATGGGGTATAAAAATATGAGTAGTGAAACAAACGTGTATCAAATGAAGGGAAACAATATGGGTAATATACATAAGAAACTTTACAACGCCTGTAACAAAGCAAGTGGTGTAAAAAAAGGAAATAAGAATGGAGCACCTTTTAGTCCACTATTGCATGATGATGTGCAAAGAGTGGCAATGGCAGCTTTTTTAGAAAATGGTTTATATCCAACCTGCAATTATGTAACAGACATTACAGATAGATATGTGGTTGTTACTTGCACCATGAGAATAACTGACATCGATGATCCAAAAAGTTTTATTGTGATCGATGGATGTACTGCCATGGGTGGTTTAGATAAGTACGGAACAGGTCAAGCAATGTCATACAGTAGAAAGTATGCGTTCTTGAATGCTCTTAACTTAAAGACAGGTATGGATTTAGAAGATGGTTACAATGCTAAACCATTCCAACAAAATTCTGTGGAGCAATCTTCAGAACCTACATACATGGATGATGAAGTGGATGTAGAAGAGATCATCAATAGGATTACAGAAACTAAAACTGTTAAACAATTATCAGCAGTTAAAAGCCAAGTAAGATCAGTTGTTGGTCATCTTAAAAACAATAACTTCAAAGCATACGAACAGATCAGAGATGCAAGTAGTAAGCATGAAGTCAAACTAAACAATAATCAACAGTAGTTGATATAACCAAGGAGTAAACATGGATAATAAATCCGAAAAAATATACATTAACCTAACCAAGAACCCAGATTGGAAGTCTCCAGAAGATAAACTTCCTATATATGTTGGTCCAAAAAATATGAAACATCCAGATAAGAACTGGACTATTGGAGTAAACATTAATGGTAAATGGTACAACCAAGCTGCGTTCCCATCTAAAGATCAAGATGGAAATTTAAAAGCTGGTGAGTTGACTATAATTTTAACACCAAGTGGAGCAGGTAAATCTAATAATAATAGCTTTGCAAAAGCAAATGATGGTGGTAATAACGAATATACCTTTTAACTTAGGCTAAAGGGTATCAAGCAGGGTGGGGTTTTTTTCCCTTTCTATCGTTTTCCCCACCTTGCTTAAAAAAAGGATTTAATATGACAGACAATATAAAAGAACCAGCACACTACATAGCAAACAAGATTGAACCAATAGATTTTATTATCGAAAACAATTTTAATTTCTGTGAGGGTAATGTAATTAAATATATTTCTAGATATAAAAGAAAGAATGGTATTGAAGATCTTAAAAAAGCAAGACAGTATATAGATTTTTTGATCAAAAAAGAAGTTGAAAAAAGTAAATAAGTATGACAAAATTTAAAAGAATTATCAATGGGGAGTGTCATTTTCAAATGATTGAACTCTTTGATGATACAGAGAAAGCTGCAAACAACTCGAATAGAGGAGAGTTTGTAGAATGCAAGATCAATAATTTAAAATTTGATTTTGCAACAGTAGCAAAGGAGCATGATGGAAGACATCAAAGTTCGTCTGCAAAAGTTGAAGGATCTTCAAGCGAAGAAACACGAGAAGTATCTGGAAGCAAAGCACAAAGTAAATAAGTATCAACAAGATTCTTATAAATTACTTTGGCAAATAGAGCAGACAAAAGAAAAGTTAATGGCAAGTTAAGCTATTAACTTAATAGTTGAAAAAAAAGAAAGGAAACTGTAGGGGATCTATGACCATAAATGTAAGTCAACACTATAATAAACACATCAATAAACTAAATCAAAACAACTTTATCTACAAAGTTAAGAAAGCATTTTACCTTTTAACAAACCAAGAAGAAAGATTATATGAGGTAGGGTTTTCAGAAGGATTTTTGTACGCAGCAGAACTAATGCAAAGACAACCAATAATGGATAGCAATAACAAAACTAAAGTTGCTACTACATTTAAAACAAAGAACGCAAACTTGGAAGTCGTATCTAAACTTGTAGATAAAGTGTGTGAGAAATATACTGTTAGCAAACATGACATCTTTAGTAAAGGTAGAACAAGGGATGTAGTTCGAGCAAGAAGTATAATATATAATCTACTGTATGAAGGTTACAATGTTAGCCTATCTTCT